TCCGGCTTCGAGGTTTTTCATCATGTTATACATAACTTCTGCGCCTTTGTCCACATCTCCATCGCCAGCGTTTCTAACAGCATCGGCTGTAAATACAAACTCATTCTTAGATAATCTTGCAGGTACATCGTCAGCCTTCTCCATTCTGCCTATTGGCACAAATCCACCATCTTCTCTAAGGTCCATTTCTTTGCCACTCATATCTAGTAATGGCATAGTCTTTTTAGCCACTGGTTCTTTAGATCCTTCTTGATAACCAGCTCTCATAATACCACCATCTGCTTTAAATGCTCTTGCTCTAAAATCATCTTGTCCAGCTGCAGCTTTTAAAATTTGATTTCTAGCTTCTTCTATATCTATACCAGTATTGTCTGCTAGTGATTGTGCTTCTTGCTCTTGTGCCGCTGTTAATGCTCCTGCTACTGTTGATGCTGCTGTGATTCCAGTAAGAATACCTTTTGGAGTTCTTAAAAATTCTCCTAATTTAAAAGCACCTGGGGCATTACTAGCTACAGCTGCTCCTGGAAACTGTAAAGCACCACCACTAATACCTGTTAAAAATCCTTTTCCACTCATTGCTAAATTACGAAATAATGAAGTCGGACTCATTAAATTAGACATAAATGATGTGCCTGTCCCTAAACCTGCTAACCCAGCTCCTCCTGCATACAACAACGCAGCTTTACCTATTGGTGATTTAGCTATTTTCTTAACTGTTCTTGTAACTTTCTTAACAAGTTTACCTAGACCATACATTTGTCTTCCTGTTTCGAGGTCCATGATTCCACCTTCAGGACTCATCATACCACCGTCCATGGCAGCAACTCTTCCTCCATCTGCTCCAAGATAAGTTTGCACATCTTCTAATGTTGCTGGATCATTAGGATCATCGTTTTGTTTAATAGTATCTAACAAAAAATCATCACCTAAAGCATCTCGCATACCTTTTCTTTCATCTAGTAATTGTTTTTGTTTTTCTGTTAATCCAGCTAACATCATGTTTTTATTTTCTGTGTCTAAACTTGTTTGATCTCCAATAACTTTATCCATTATAAGTTTTCCACCAATATTTTTCATTATACCTACTGGATTTAACTCTATTAAATTTTTAAGATAAGAAATATCTCCACCTAAATTAATTGCATCTTTTACAGGTTTAGGAATATTAACTGGTGCAGTAACAGTCTGTTGATTGTTATCTCCACCCCCTGTATTACTACTAGGAGAGCTTGCAACTGATGCCGCTGCTGCAGTAGATGCGCCATAGTCTCTACCTGAAGTATCTTTACCTGAGTCTGAACCTATTCTAAATCCAATACGCCCACCATTAGCTCTAAACGCTAATTTTAAATCCTCGTCTTGGTCTTCTGTTCCTTGGTCCGTGTCACCTGGTGCTTGAGCAAATGTTGTGTCTACAGGAAGAAACATATTTTTATCGTCATCTCCACCCATGATAGGATTACCAGCAGCATCTATTAAACCCGCTTGTCTATCGGCCATATAGTTTTTATAACCTTGTGCGTTTGCGGTGTACCTAGGATCATTAAGTCTGCCTCGTGATTTTAATCCTTTAAAATAATCTACATTTTTATTTAACATAAATTGTCTAGGACCTTTAAGTGCATCTAATATTGTTCCTCCAATACCAGGAATACCACTGTCTTTAATTATTAAAGTTTCAAATGGTTCTTGTGCTTTATCTTCTGCTAATAGTTTTAAAGTTTGATTTGCTCGACCTATTTCTCGTGCTCTATCCATGTTAGTATCTCTAGCATCTGATGCACTTATTTTTTCATTAGAGCTACTACCAATAGCACCACTAATGTTTTTTTCTTTTCCAACGGCACCCATATCAGCTCCACCTCTGTAACCAATACGTCCGCCGTCTTGTAACATTTGTTTTACCTGTTGTGCTCTAGTTATCGCCATCGTACCATTCTATTTTGTTTCACCGAATAAATCAAGGCTCGGCATTATCACTCTAACATCTCTTCTTATGTCCTCTGGTGGTATACCTTTAGCCTTCCATTCCTCGTCGTTGTTATACTTCTCACCTGTTTTAAGGTTAGATATCTCTTCTATTATCTTCTCTGGTTTTAATTCTATCATTATGTTGTTACCTCTCTTGGCTGTATTTCTAGTATTGAAGCTATGACGTGCAGCTCGTTCGCGTCAGCAGCCTGTACTTTAAGCACCTCACTCTCTTCCATTATAAGAGGTTGAGTTAAAAGTTCTGTTGTAGCTTTAGATGCTATAGCTTTATCCTTAAATAAATTAAAGATAGCACCACTAGCATTTACTAAAGTTATTGTTATCGTGGTCCCTGATCCAGCGTCCTCAGATACTATAAGTGATTTAACAACTGCTGATTTAAAACTAGGCACTGTATACAGTGTAGTTAGATCTGATGTAGTTAAATCTACTTTTTTATTTATAAAACTATTAGCCATTAATTTAAAAAGAAGTTTTGTGCTTCTACTTCATCCTTCAATTCTTCTTGAAACGTTGTATTTAATTTTTCTACAATAGCATCAAGATCTCTAACTTGTGCCTCTGCAGTTCCTAAATCATATTCTTGACTTGGTCTTGTTAATACTTGTACTATCTTTGCCATTATCTTCTTCCGTCTGGTTGTATATCTAATCTAAAACTTCCTAACTTCCAACTTTGACTAGCTCCTGTATTTTCTATTTTTAATGATACTGCTCTACCTCTTGCACGAGTATCTACCTTTTGTGTGCTTGATGTTATATCAAAAGGTCCAAGTGATGAGCTTGCCCTAGTGTCGTTTGGAAAATTTCTTATATTTAATGTAACTCTTGTTGCACCTGTTTGTGAAATAAAGTCTGGTATAAATCTTCTTATCTTCATCAAGAATTCACCATCTCCTCTAAGATCAGCTGCACCTGTAGTTTGACCTGTAATGCTTCTTCTTTGACTTATGTCATAATCTCCAGAAGATATATTTGCAAGTATTGCAGTTGTTGCTCCACCTCTAACTTGATCTGTCCCTGTTTCGTGTTCATAGTATGTTGTTCTACCCTCTGTGTTTCCTACAACATCAAATGAGGTATCGTTAGCACTATCGTATTCTGTTGCATGTGGTAAACCAAAGACAGCAGAGTCTTGCCACATTGTTCTAGCTAAAGTTCCTACAGTCCACACCGGTCTTTGTGGTGAAGAATCAAAATAATTATATGCAACCATTTTATTTACAACCGATGATGAAGAACTTGGATAAAACCACATGACCTCACCAAACAAATTATTTAATCCAGCAGATACCATTTGATTACCGGAATCTAAATTTATATCGTTGTATACATGATCTTCTACTAAACAAGCCAGTGATTCTAATTTACCAGCATATCTGAAGAAACCATTCTCTGACATCCAATATGCAGAACCATCAACTTCAACACATGCGTTCTGTCCAACAAGTCCACAGTTAGTTCCAACTTGTGAAAAGGCAAATGTAAATGGTTGACCAACAAAACGTTGTGTGAATAAAGCTGTATCTGTCCAAACATAAATTGCATCACGACCTCTGATTGCTCCTCTGATCTGTGATCCGTCGGCCAGTCTTTGTGTACCAGCTGTATTGGTTGCTGTAGGTACATATGTATTTATATCTTCTTGGTCTGAGAATCTAATAAACATATCATCTTGTGTGCCAGTGTCACCTATGGTTGTTTCTGTTCCAAAAAATACTAAGTGTCTATCCGGTGTGGATACCAACATATGTCTTGATGCAGTTGGTGCACCAGTTATAATTACAGCTCTTGTATCTGTTGCGTTTGTTGCAGCAGAGTTCCATTCAAAAACAGCACTGTCATGTATCAAACAAATAGCTTTATCACCAAAATTATCTAATGACCACATACCTGGTTCTAATACTAAGTCTCCAGATGCTGCTTCACCCCAACCAATAAATGTTGTTGTACTAGTAATAGTTGCTCCACCACTATGTGCTGCTTTTGTAGTTCCACCTACTTCTCTAGTAACACCTGTAAGTTCTCCTGTAGCTGCAATACCTGTGTAAGATATTTCTTCACTATCTATTTGTAAAAAGTTTGTTCCTGCAGTTGGAAACTGTGATGAGTCTACTAATATAATACCTGTTGTTGCAGTGTCTGTAATACCGTTTTGTAGTGTAGTTGTTGGATTACCAGCAATTTGTCCACCCCAAGATCCTAGTGACCAACCAAAACCTTTTGCTTGAACAGCTGGTCCTACAGGATAATAATGTTGTACTCTAATACCACCTGATGTTGTTGCACCAGATCCTGACTCATTAGACGGCATAGTAATAGTTAATGTTGTGCTTGTAGGCACAGATGTAACCATAAACTTTTTATCGTTAAAATCTGCAGCTGCAAAGTTCGAATTAGTGATTGCAGAAAAACTATCTAATAATATTATGTCTTGTGCTGATATATTGTGTGCACCACTAAAAGTTATAGTAACTGTCGGTGATCCATTAGTCGTGGTAAATGCACTTGTAAGTGTTGTTGTAGATTTAATAGGGTGTATGTCATAATATACACCACCAGAAAAAGCATATAAAATTCTGTTTGTACCAATGATTGCGTATTTTCTAGCTAAACTATTTACAAAATGATGTAGTCCTCGACCTGCACCTGTAAGATTACTATCTCCTAGTTGTTTCCAACCACCTATTTTTTCAGGTATACCATAACGAAACCTAACATTATCACAGTCTGTCCACTGCCCCTCTGCTTGAGTTTCTGTTATTTGTTTGTTTATACCTGGCTGAAAACCTATCTTTTGTAGCATAATAATCCATTATACCTATTTTGCAGTTAATTAATAGATTAAAAGCAGGGAGAGGGTGTGGTGGTGTCTCCCCCCGCCAGTCTATTGTATAGACTATTTTGTTGGTTTAGTCAACTTAACACCTTTGAACCAAGAAGGTACACCTAGTAAAGGTCTTTTATCTAAATAATTTTCTTTAGCTGTTTTAGAATTAGCTTTGTTGTAGTGTAAAAATACTTGACCACAATCTTTACCTTTAAACTCTTCTCGCCAATGCTCTAAATCACAACCAGAATAGATTAACATGTCGCCTGGATTAAGATTAATTTTAATTCCAGCTTTGCCTTTACCACCTGTTGGATCTAAATATATAGGCCATGGGTCACCACCTAAGTTTAATGTTGTAGATATTTCACAAGAATATCTATCACTATGTCTTGCTAGTATATCTCCTTCTTTATAAATTCTTGCATAAGAATATGTAGGGCTTAATTTAATACTAGTATGTTTTTCCATAACAGGTTTTACTTCTTGTAATAAAGTTTCCATCGCAATATCAGAATAGTGTGAATAAGTATTAGGAACTTGGTCATCATTCCATATACCAAAGTATTCTGTAAATGGTGATATGTATCTTTGGTCGAATAAAAACTTTGCTACATTTCTTTTATTTAAAAAGTATTTGTAAACAAACTCTGCTAGTTCTGGTGAAATAGCTTTTTTTAATACTGTATATTTATTTTTTTTAAACGACATTTAACACTCCTTTTGGTATTGCTTGGCAGTTCCAATGTATAAATCTAAATGGACTATAGCCCATATCTACAATGTACTGATG